ACCCTTTTTCATGTAAATACCTGCTAACCTTGTTTTATGCTTTGACTTGTCTTTTTTTGATCTTCTAAAATGATGTACTAATTGATTGTATTCATTGAAGATGTAAAATCCTATCATGTTATTTCCCATTTCCGTAATTTTTACGGTTATCATATTATCTTCTCGGGCCTATTACTCTATAGACTGATTTTATTTACTTGTTAAAGTGCGCGTTATGGGTTTTCTTTATTCCTCTTCCTTCATAAGCTAAGACCATAGTATCACACCCTAATTCCCTTGTCAATACCCCAAAACGAAGCTAATCTCATATATCCTATATGGTATTAGCTAATTCTCCTATACTTACCTGGAATATATCTTAAAGGGTAAATAAGGGAATAAGAAGGTGGTTATAGTGGATAGGGGAATAAGAAGGAGGCTATGGGAGATGGGGGAGAAGACTTGTATATTCCCCTATCCCTTACTCCCTATTCCCCGTAAGGGATTAGGGAATAAGGGAATATTAAATAGGGGAATATTAAATAGGGGAATAAGGGAATATTAATATTTAAGTTAATAGTTAACTTATTAAGCTAATATAATATTTAGCTAATTACCATATTAAGATATTACCTTATTAAGTTAATAGTTAACTTATTATATAATCCCCAGTTATGAGTAAGGGAATAACTTTAGTTATGAGTAAGGGAATAACTTTAATCCCCAATTAGGGATAATAGAATATTAATATTAATATATGTAAATATATAATAAGGGAATATTAAATATTAAAATATGGAATTCCAATTTTAAGTAAGGGGGTAGGGATAGTTGCAATATGGTAAAAGTGGAATTATGATTGGAATTAACTCTCTCCCATCCGGAATGAAATATAGCCACCTTAGCTCATTACAGTTAGCTTATTTAGCTTCTTTTGAGTAAGGGAGAAGGTTCTAATTAGATGTCGTATAGACAAATGCAAAATATTTGTTCTATGATAAAAGTTATGTTAACTCCGATTATTACTCCTAAAGTTTCAGAATTTAAGAAACCGGAATCTTCAAAAAAGAGAATTGAGAGAATATTATCCCAGGAAGAAAAGGATTTGCTTGACAGGTTTGCCAAAGGGGAAATTGGGTTTGAGGAGATGCAGAAGGAAGTTGCTAAAAGGGCGTTTAAGAAGATTCTTTTATACCCTGACGATATTCAGTTAAAAGATTGGTTGCAGTCCGAATTGGTTAAGATTAAAAAAGAAGAGAGCAGAGTTAAGATGACCTATCTGGAAACATTTGTCAGGAAGATGTTTTCAGGACAGTTGCCGACTCATTGTAAGAATTGCGGTCATCCGCTCTTTATGGAAGGGGAGGTTGAAGATGTTAAGTCCGATGAGTCTCAAAACCTATTGTCTGAAGCGTGATGTCTTCCATTTCTCAAAAGAGATATTGGGGATTACGCTTCATCCGGGACAGGCTGCCTGGACAAATAACTCCTGGAAGTTAATAAACATCCTCAAACCGGCAAACCAGTGGGGGAAGACCCTGGTGGAATCGGTTATCCATATCTTCCATGCCGTTACCAAAGTTATGCTTTTGGGAAGGGTTAGTGATGATACTGTCTGGGAGAAGATACTTTATGAAACTGCAAATGTGGGTAAGACTTATGAAGTGGCTAAGGGAGTATTTGAAACAGTCCAGGATGTTGTTGAGGGCAGAATACTTCTTCCCGACGGGCATACTAACGATTCCCTCCTGAAGGGGTGGGCGATTGCGGATTTGGTGGAAGTGGCTAACAGGCCGCCGGAAATACTCTGGTGGAATAATTCCAAAACCTTAATCCGTTCTTACGATGAGTTCGGAAGTGCCTTTAAGAGAAAAAGGTTAGCCTTTGTTTCAGGCGATGAGTGCGGAGATATTCCGGAACTTAAACTCTTCTTAAACGGAACTCTTCTTCCCCGTGTGGCTTTCTTCCAGGGCCCCATCCATCTGGTAGGAACTTCTCAACCCGCAGGGGTGGAATACGAAGAATTGGCGGAGGTGGCGGAAAAAGAACATAAAAAGGATTCCGCTTTATACTATTTCCAGACCGGTTCAATCTATGAAAATCCCAATCTGGATAAGGAGTTTTTGCAGCAGATGGAGGAGGTGGCTGACCCGGAGTTGAGGAAACAGATCATTTACGGCCAGTATGTAGATTACCGGGATCACTTCTTCAATTACCATGAAGCCAATCAGATGTTCTCGCATGACTTGGATTACGATGCGGAAACAGGCATCATTGAGGAACCTGACCCAAAGGGTTACTATATCGCCACTCTTGATGTTTCCGCTTCAAAGGATGATACGGTTTTTGCCGTTTTAAGATACAACCGGAAAGCGACTATCGGGGGGCAGACGGTTGAGTTGCCCTACAAGGTGGTGTTTTATAAAGCCTTCAGAGGTGAAACCATGCCTCTTTCCCTGCAATATGAGATGGTAAAGAACTGGTTCGGGATTTATAAATCCGTTTCTCCCAATACCAGGTTTACTTTTGACGGCCAGTCATTAGGAGGAAAGGGCATTGCCCAGGCACTTTCTTCTCTTCATGGTTATCCGTTTCCCCCTTCCCGTGAATCTTTTATCTCCGCTAAAGGTGAAGCTCTGGGGATACTTAAAGAAGTTTTAGGCAGGGGCAGAAGGTTTACTACCGATGAAAAAGGGGATAGAATAGATGAAAATAACGATTGGGGGTTCATCCGCGCAAGCTGGAAGTTATTTGACCTGCGGAAACAGTTTGAAATGTACCGGCTGAAAGATGATAATATTAAGCAGGATGGGGTGATGGCGATTATGCAGGCGATATATTTCATTGAAAAGCGGAAACCCAGGTTGACAAAACCCAGGGTGATGGACTTTAATATTTATAGAGCGATGATAGGAAGGAGTCAATAATGGCGAAAGCAGATTTAATTTTAGAAGAAAGTAAAGAGATAAGGGACAAAATCTTAGGTGAAATCCAAAACGAGATAAAGTATGTGGAGCCGGAAGTAACTGAACGGAAGAAGTCCATGAAGATGAGAAAGGATTTCTGGGAAGGCAACCACCATCTTTACACGAATGTCATCGGACTGCGTGATAAATCCCAGGAAGGGCATATTCTGGCGGTCTTTAACTATGTCTGGAAAATGGGCAACAAACTTCAGGAATCTTTAACCAATTTTCCTTTCAAGCTGAAACTGAAAAGCGAGGATGAGGGCGATGAGATTGAGAATATAAGGACGGAGGCGGTAGAGAAATTCATCAACAAAACTCTTTCCGACAATGATTTTCTGGAAGTTATCTTTCCCAGATGCGGAACCGTGCAGGTCAGGGACGGGGATTTTGCCGTTAAGTGTACTGTTATCGGCGACGAGAATGGCAAAGCCATCAAGATTGATCATGCGGAAGATATGGTTAAGGTCTATGTCATGTGGGATGACGCGGCTGGAAAATCATTCTCCGCTTTGGCTTTTGTGGATGAGTGGGCTTTAACTAAAGTTGAACAGGAATTTGACGGCTACCAGGCGGTTCCAATTACCGAGACCACCCAGGAAGGCGATGGTTCCCATCTTAATGACCAGTACGGAGTTTTAACCGCTTCCATCACCAAGATAAACCCGACTCCTACCGGAAAAACCAGAATTCCTAAAACCAAAGTCTGTGATTATTGGGGGAAAAAGCAGATAAAAGGGGAATGGAAAGTTGTCAACGCCATTGTGGTCGGGGCAAAATTAAATGATATGATTCAGTTTATCGTTACCGATTACGATGAGATTCCCTGGTATATCGGTCATTCTTTCCCCAACCCTCCTTCTCCCTGGTCTATGGCTTTTATAGACCCTCTGATTGACCCGAATGTGGAATTAAACGACAGGCAAAGCGAGGAGGGGGATTTGATAAGAGCCGGTTCCCATGTCAAATGGCTGGTGGTCAATATGCCTGACTTTGACGAGAAACTGGTTAAGCCGGGAAGCGGGCAGTGTATCTTCATAGAAGGGCCTGACGCGGATTTTAGACCGCTTCTAAACAATACCAACGCTATTCCTTCGGAGGCATATCTGAACAGAATTATGGAGCATCTTTTCACTATCGGCCTTCCCAAGATTGCTTTTGCGGCAGGCACAGCGCCTTATACCGGAAGAGTCGGAGCGATACAGTACCAGTCGGTGATTGACCCGGTGAATAAGTTGAGGCTGTCGTGGAATAAGGTTATCAAAGACCTTTGCTATTCCATCCAAAATTACATGATTAAGTTCTTTCCCGAAACCCATTCCTATATGCGTTCCCATGAAGGCGGAGAGGATGGAGATTTGATAATCCGTGAAGTTGAACTTGATTGGGAAAATATCATGCCTCTGTCAAAGAGCGACCTGATAGTTGATGCTTCCACTCTTTTTGACAGGGATGCCATTTCTCACCGTAAATATCTTGAGTTATCAGGAATAAACGATGCTCCAAGGGTAATTAAAGAATTAAAGACAGAAGCTAAAGACGAGGAGCTATTAACCGCCAGAGGAAGATTCAAACAGTTATCAAGTGCGGCGGTGAGGGCGCAGCTTAAAGCTATGCAGGCAACCAGGGAACAGGAAGAAGCTAACGCGGAGCTGATGGGAATGAATCAGGGCGGAAGTCCCCAAAGGCCAAAGCCGATTATGAATGAAGGGCAAAACCAGGGAGAACGAAGAGGCGTATCGGCAGCAAGAGGAGTTCCACAGACAGGGGAAGTATCCCAGGCGGGAGCGGCAGCGATGGCTCAACAAAATCTTAACGCTCAAGGATAAGTATGGCTGAAAGAAGAAGTCTGGCATCAAAATACGCAACTTTAAGACGGACTGGTGCTTCAAAAACCAGTTCTTCTTCTTATGCTTCCACTCTGGCTAAGAGAGTCCAGGCAGCCGAAGATGATGTGGTTGACAGTAACTATACCAACGGCGTTATTACTTACGAAACCTATATCAACGAACTCTCCAAAAGATTAACCAGGCCTTTTTTAACACCTCTTCAGCAGACTAATCTTAAGCAGAAAATAACGGAAGTAACCGAGGCTTATAAGGATTCGGTGATGCAGAATCAGTATAAGGCAGGGCAGGTAACTGACAGACAGATGTATGAGTATGAGAATAAAAAGCTGGCAGCGATGAATCCGGGCAGCGCAGCTTACCAGAACCAGGCTGCTAAAGTTCAAGGGCTTCTTGATAAAGCGGAAAGAGGAGAGAGAAAACAGACAAGAATTGATACCAATCTTAAAATCTCCAAAATGCCTGAAGATACTTCTCAAAGATTAGCAGAAAAAGCTAATCTTTATCAGCAACTTGCCAATCAGGCAAGGTTGGACGGGGATGAGAATGAGGCTAAGATATTTGAGGCATCAGCCAATAACTATAAAATGTCAGCCCAAAAAGCGGTTATTTCAGATTATATTACCGAAGGCAATCAGGAGATAGCGTCTTCCAGTGAGAATATTCCCTATAATGAGCCGGTTGCGAGTACGGAAGGAGCGCCGGTTGAAACGGGTACCGTACAAACCACAACTGAAGGGCAGACAGGGCAGGGGCTCCGCGTGAAAACTCCTGCCGGTGATGGTACGGTATCCGTTCCAGCCGGTACGCAAGTTACCGATGAAGACAGCAAGGCTCTTGGAAATGCGATGGAGAGTTATAAACGGCAGGGAATCTATGGACAGAGAATAGACCAGGATATTGCCAATACCGAAAGAAGAATTAAATTTTTAACGCAGGCAAAAAATGAATATAAAAGGATCGGGGCTGTGGATGAAGCCAGGAATGTGGAAATCCAGATTACCAATCTGCAAAACAGAGTTTCTGATTTGAAAGACGCAAAAGCCGGGAATCAGACCAGCATGAAGGAAACGGAACAAAGAATCGGAGAACTGCAAAAAGGCGTTGCTTATAAATCAGATTATACTGCTTTAGAGAATACTGAAAGAGAGGTTTTTGATGAAGAAAATAATCTTAAAATTATGCTTCAGAGAGGTATTCTTCCGCTTGGTGAAGGTAAAACCTTGAAAGAGACTTATTTGGATAAACAAAGAGATATTATCCAAAAGAGAGTTGACCTCTATAAAGCCTATGGCAAGTTTTATGATACTTATGATAAAACGAATAAGGCAGCCGGTGAGTTCAGGGATGCAGCAAGAATGGAAACGAATGAATTAAGAAAGGCGGATTTGCGGAAGACTAATAAAGAACAATATGAGTTGGTAGAGGATAAGGAGGGGAATATAGAGATTAAGGATGTTTTTAATGATGTAATTGAAGGTACTCTTAATTTGGATTATGTTGAAGACAACGGAATTTATAGAAGACTGATTATTCCCCGTAAGTATGAAGAAGAATTGGGAGGAGTAAAGTTTGATACCCTCTCCGGTATGCCGGCAAGTTTAAGGTCGGAAGTTCTTAAAGCTACTAACCCTGAACTTAGGCCTTTTGTGTTCAAAATAAATTCTGAAGGTAAAAGGCAGAAAATTACTGTCAATTTTGAAAACAATAAGCCGGTGATGCCGAAGGAAGTTAAGATGGGAGAAATTCCTAAGCCTTCAGTTGGTCAGCCAGTTGATTACTTAGGTCAGGCAAAATCTATTCTTTCCCAAGTTCCCGCTTTTGCTAAATCAGCAACAGAGAAGGCTCTTGAGCTTTCTCCTGCCTACCGGCAATCCAAAGGTTTGCCTGCTTATTCTTTTACTCCTCTTCCGACTATTGATATGGGCAGAATCTTTCAGGGAGCCAAAGATACTTTTTCAAAGTTAATGCAGAATATTGCTAAAACTGAAGTTCCTAAAGGAAAAACTGAAGGCGGAGTCTATTTTCCTTTCGGTGGTGAGAAGACAACTGTAGGGAATATCTTACAGGGAGTAGGACAGGGATTTACTGATGTAGTGCAGGGAGCCAAGAATATCTTAGGCAAAATCTTTGCTCCTAGACAGGTTCAGGCTGCGGAGGGGACAATGACTTCTAAAATTCAGAAACCTCCAATTCAAAGCCAACCTACAGTTATGACTTCGGGAGTAGGTAAGATTATTGATAATATTGCTAATAAATATGCTCCCGGGGATGAGGAATTTAGAAAAGTTATGCACGCTATTGCTTTAGCTGAATCAGGAGGCAATCCTAATGCGCAATTAGTAAATGCTATAGAATCTTCCTATGGTTTATATCAGGCAAATACCAGAGGCGGAAGGGGAACCGGATATAAACCGGAAGACTTGCTTAATCCCGAATTTAACGCTAATTTGGCCGCGAAAGAACTTATTTATTATTATAACCAGGGACGAAAACAAGGATTAACCGGAGCTGATTTGGTTGCTTATGTTTCACGGTATGGTCAAAGACCGGCAGCCGGTAATGAATGGCACGCTGCCAAAAGATATGGACAATATGTTGGCGGAGGACAAGTTAAAGGAACTTCAGTTAGAGTAGCTCCTAAGTCAACTAGGATAGTAACTCCGACTCCGACTCCAACTTCTTCACCTAACTTCTTACAGAAATTATTAAATATTAAAAAAGTTGAAGCTGCTGCTCCGTCTTATCTTCCAAACGAATTACAGCCTACAGAGGAATATGATATTGAAACAGTGAAACCAGGGGATACTTTATCTGCGATAGCTCAAAAATATGGTACGGATTACAACACGCTTGCCGCTCTTTCCGGTATTCGTAATCCTAATTTGATTTATCCCGGTCAGAAGATTTATGTTCCAAAACCGCCTCCCTCACCGGAGTTGGAGTTTAATCAACCCGCTCCTACTCTAAGTGCAGGTGGTTCCGCTAATTTAAGAAGCCAGCTCTCTGGGAGTAGCGGTGGGGGAGGGCAGGGTAGGGTAGGGCCTACCAGCCCGCAAGTCCAGCAGGCAATTTCTAAAATTCCTGCTTCAACTTTTAAGCAGCCTCAATATTCATCCCGGCCTCCATCCGGAACTGCTGGTGTCAAATTTGATTTCACACCGCCTAAAACATCGGCTCCTTCTGCTCAAGTTAAACCTACTGCTTCTTCAAAGCCTAATGTTTTCCAGCAGGCAGTTCAGAAAGCGCAACAAGTTGTTTCAAATGCAGGTAAAGCTATCTCCGGATTCGTAAGCAATATATTTAAGAGGAAATAATCTATGGCTATAGATAGAACTAAAATCAATCAAATTTACCAGTCATCTCAACAATTTAACCAAGAAGCCAAAAAGATATTGGGTATGCCGACTCCAGTTCAATCTCAACCGACTTTACCGCCTCCGATTCCACAATTACAGACTCAACCGGTTCAGCCGACAACTTATAAATCTTCTTTCGCAGAGGTTCCTTCTTTGGGTCAGAGAATAATGGATGTTCTTAATTTCCCTTCCGCTAAAACTGAAGAAATCTTAACCGGCGGAAGAGGATATGAAAAAGTCTTTAACGAACAGCCCGGACTTTTGACTAAATCTACGGCAACTAGGATAGTTGCTGACCCGCTTAATCTTTTATCATTCCTTAAACCGGCTCAAATCTTAGGCAAATTGGGGAAAGTCAGCAAGTTTGCGGGAGTCTCCGAAAGATTAGCTCCGACAGTTCAAAAAATAAAACAGTTCATTTCTCCGGTTGCCGGCAAGTTTATAAGAGGATACGGATTGCCGGAAGAATATAATGTTGCCAAAAAGATGATTCCCAGACAATTGGCAGGGAAGATGGAGCAGACGATTTCAGAAATAACTCCGATTGCCAAGACTCTTCTTCCGAAAGAGAGATCAATAGTAGCCAAGACTCTTGAGGCTATGCCGATGGTAAAAGGACAGGCAGTAAAAGGGGATTTAGCTAAGTTAGCTGCTGAAGGCGGAGAAAGATTTGAGACAGTCATAAAGCCGGCTGCTCAAAAGTTTCAGGAGATGTTCAAGCGTGAACTTGATGATTTGGTAACCAGAGGCAGGCTTGATCCTGCTGATGCGACTGCTCTTCTTAACAAAGGCGGTTATTATCCTCACATGGATTTTGCCACTGAAACCGTCAAAAAGTTCCTGACTTCCGGAGTAAGAGAGAGGAGAACTTATCTTAAAGTCAGAAAAGGAGCGCAAGGTTATTCTCTTGATGCTCCGGTGGTTATTGCTAAAAGAGAAGCCAGACAGCATTACGATAATGTTGTCCAGGATTTCCTGAAATTTGCTAAGGAGAAATTCGGACAGCAGATAGGTAAGGGCCAGGGAGTTCCGGAAGGCATGACTCCATTTTTGGAAAAGACTCCCGGTGCTTTGAGGGAGCTTAAAGGTTGGGCTTTACCTGACAATGTTGCTAAAGACATTATCGGTGAATTCTCTCCTACCGGTAAGTGGCTTCAAAACTTTGACAAAGTAACTAAAGCCTGGAAATTTACCGCTACTCAAGCTAATCCCGCTTTCCATGTAATGAATATCATGGGTAATCTATGGAATTCCTGGCTTGGTGGGATGAAGAATCCGGCCAGGATATTGCAATCCATAAGAGGCGGATTTTCTCCGGAAGAATTAAATATGGTAAAGAAGTCAGGCATCTTAAACAGAGGAGCTTTTGCGGAAAAAGCGGCAGAGGAAGCCTTAACTGATGTTTCAGCTTTAGAGAGAAAGGGAGTTTTAAGGAATGTTCTTAATCTTTTTACCGGTATTGAAAATAACGCCAGAGGAGCTTTCTTCTTAGACCAGAGAGGAAAACTTATCGCTAAAGGGATTGCTCCTGCTGAAGCTGAAAGGAAAGCGATTGAACTTACCAATAAATACCTTTTTGATTATGTTACAGGTCTTACTCCTTTTGAGGCTAATGTAATGCGCAGGTTATTTCCTTTCTATACTTGGGCAAGATTCAATATTCCTTTGCAATTTCAGGAGATTCTGAAACAACCTTATAAATTTGCTTTTACCCAGAAAGCATTTACAGCAGCCGGCGGAGGAACCGATGAGCAGGGTTTATATTTAAAAACCCCTATAAAGACTTCAGAGGGAAAAGAGGTGGTTTGGAGGCCCAATCTTCCTGTTCAGGACATATTCAATCTTGGCCCCAAAAGAGCTTTGTCTATGCTTCATCCGGCGAAGAATATTCCGGCAGTGGGTCTTACCGCTTCTAACATTCTTACCGGTTCTGAATTTGAATTTCCGACTTTTGGCTTTTCCGGAGTTGAAGCTCCTATTTCTTCTCCGTATCTGCCAAGAAGCGTACAGGCTGAAAAACTTGCAGGTTTCGGAGTAAAGCAATTAAGACCTTTAAGAAGCGTTACCAGGCTTCTGGAAACTCCGGAAACGGGAGTTCCCAATATTATAGCTGGCGGATTTACTACTACTCAAACCCCGATTGAAAAAGCTATGCAAAAAAGCGGAGTTTTAAGAAAAAGGCAGGAAGCGATAAGAAGCGAAGTCAGAAAGATAAACCGCAATCCTAATCTTTCTCCGCAACAAAAACAGGAAAAGACTAATATTCTACTTAGGTCAATGACGGAATAAACATATCGTATAGACAATTATGAAATTTATGTTATATGATATTTCTGGTTCCTTAAAAACTTATAACCTGAAAGGAGGTGAATAACCTATGGACACTAACCAACCGGGCAACGCGGGAGAAAACCAGACTGGTATTGATGATACAACCCAGACTGGCGGGCAAGACCCTAACGCCATTGCCGGCGATACAGGAGGGCAGCCATCATCGCAAGATGACGCTGCAAAGCTGAAAGAAGAAAATGAACGCTTAAAAGGAAATTTAGCTGCGATACAACGCAGGGAATACCTCAATAGGCGTTCCATAGGGGGGCAAGGTCAGCCACAGCCGGGACAAGGGCAGCCGGGGGGTCAGACTTTTGGCAATATTGATGATTCAACAGCACAGCAAATTGCTGTTGCTTATGAAGTTGCCGATGGTCAGCTACGGCGGGAACTTGAGCCTATTTTGGCTCTGTATCCTGAATTGGATGCAAGTGATTTAAGCCGTATCAGGACTAATCCCTGGGCCTTTACCAGCCGCCAGTCATTTATGACCGGTGATGTTGCTTCTGCTTTATATGAAATTGAACAAATGATTGCAAAGCAAGTGGAGGACAAAGCCAGTACAACTGCATCTCCGGGAGGAGGGAAAGGAAAAGCAATCAACCCGAATCCCGCTCCAACACCGCAGCCTAAAAAAGCTGCTGTACCGGGTACTACCGAGGATGAAAATCCCTGGACAATGCCAATGGATAAATTGGAGCAAAAAGTTGTTGAAGAAAAGGAACGATTATTAAGCAGTAAAGGGCAATAAGAAAAGGAGGTGAGACAAGATGGCTACAATGACCCGTAGCTTAGGGGCAAACACAATAGAGGTCTATAATGTTCGGAAAACTCTGGAATTCGCCAAGCCTAAGTTGGTATGAATGGATATGCCAACTCTAAATTCTCTCTAAATAACGGGAAATCAAGAACTGATAATCCGATGGAAGGTAATAGAACCAAAAGCACTTTAACAAATGAATTAAAAGCATATTTAGCAGGAATATTTGATGGAGAGGGAAGTATTCATATAAATAAAACTTCTTCTCCTCATTGTTTGAAATTATGGCAAAGAATAAGTCCTAATTATTCCTTGAATTGTGGAGTTACTAATTCGCATTTTGGAATATTAGAATTATTCAAGAATAATTTTGGCGGTGGAATTTATGATAGAAAAGCGCATAGAGTTTATGATTATCGGATAGATAAAATCATAGCTAAAAATATGCTTGAAATATTATTGCCTTATTTAATAATTAAAAAGGAACAGGCAAAAATAGCAGTTGAATTTCAAAATTCAATGACTATTACAGGTAAAAAAGTAAATGAAAATCAATTACAATTCAGAGAAAAGTGCAGAAATAAGATTAAAAATCTTAATGGTTCTAATTACCACCAGCAGAGACTAAAAGAGAGAACAACTCAAGAAGTTGAAACGATAGTCCGACACTCTTAGGAATAAGAGATTACAGAATAGATATCCCCAATTCGGGCAACCGGATTTGATATTGCGTAGAAAAGGTCAGACTGCTTCGTGGTTAAGATTTACGAAGCTGTCTATTCCTTCTTCTGTATTGGACGATAGCCCAACCTGGTCTCCTGCAACTGTATCTGAATCAACTGTTACCGCAACTCTGCAACTTTGGGGAGCCGGAGTTGAATTAACAGAGGCTTTGGAGGAAACATCTTTCCTTGACCTTCCGGCAGAATACAAGAAACTGATAGGGCAAAATGCTGGTGAAACCATAAACGAAAAAGTAAGAGATGTGATTATAGCGGGAACTTCCGTCAACTATGCAAACGCAAAAGCAAACAGAATGGCTCTTATTTCAACTGACACGGCAGATTTGGATGACTTTCTGGATACGGTTGAGAGCTTGGAAGTTCAGGATGCTCAACAGATTGGTGATGACTATGTTAGCATCATTTCTCCGTATGTAAAAACCAGGTTGATGAAAGATACAGCTTTCAGAGAGGCAGTCCGTTATCTCGGTAAAGAGAATTCTATCTTCACAGGCGAAGTGGCAAATATTGATGGGGTGAGGTTCGTGAGAACTTCAACCGCACCATCAGTTAGCAACTCCGGTTCAAACAATTCTGTTGCTAACCTGGAACAGTCTTTGGTAATCGGTGAAGGTGGATACGGAATTGCCAGACTTCTACCGGGTGATTTTGATGTGGTGGTAACTCCACCTGGCGGACATGGGGATGAATACAAGGTGAAAACATCAATCGCTTGGAAAGCCTACCTAAGAGCAGTTATATTAAATCAGAATTGGATAAGACGTCTTGAGAGTGCTCGTTAATAGGCTCTAAATCGCTTATTGACTAAGCAGTAAATCTGATTTACAATTAGGAGGTAGAGAAATCTATCTCCTTTTTGTATGGAAAGAATTTGCGCTAAATGCGGGAAAATATTTCATATAAAACCTTCACAGCTTAAAGTTAAAGGTGGAGGTAAATATTGTTCCAAGAATTGTCTTTATAGCCGAACTAAAATAGCAAAGATATGTTTGAATTGCGGAGTTTCTTTTATTATTCCTCCTTCACGAAATAAAAAAGCTAAATATTGCTCAACTATTTGTCAGTATCAGAAACAAAATTAAATCTTTTTCTAAATATCCTAAATTGAGATTTGTTATGAAGAATGGTAGGACTTTATGTTATAAATGTCATAAAAGAACAAAGAATTATGGTTTCAAAGCGTTCAATTAAAAGAATAAAAGAATTATCCGAAATACTCCTGCCTTTCAAGATAACTTTTCCTGTTACAATAGAAGGCGGAGTAAACCAGATTCACTTCTTTTTCCCTAAAGGTCAGGAAGTGGAATTGACTTATGAGCAATATGAGTGTATCAGAAACAGCAGCTTTTCAGAATATCTCCCTTAGTTATTGGGGATATTTCACACCCTTTGGCGGATACGGAATTGCCAACTTTAATTGGGTAAAGCATCTTCTTCGTAAAGGAGTTAAAGTTTATCCTCATGCTAAATTTATGCCTGCCAGGGATTCTAAAGAGTGGAATATTCTTAATGAAGAAGAAAGATATATTGCTTTACTTCCATATCAACGGATGAAGGTCGGAATCATAGAAACAACTCCTTATGATTTCCATCTCATAGATAACGAAATAAAGATAGCCAATACCATGATAGAGAATGATATGGTCGGTGAACCCTGGAAGCAGCAATGTAAAAGGATGAATCATATTATCGTTCCGAATAACTTTCAGAAGCGGTGCTTTGAGGAAGCAGGCTTCCGCAATGTAGTAGTTATCCCTCATGGAACTGAAGTTGAGAAATTCCCCTATTATGACCGGCCTAAAAGAGAGGTCTTTACATTTGGTATTGTCGGATGGTTAAATGACAGGAAAGGAGTTTTTGAAGTGGTGAGAGCTTTTGCTTCAGAATTTGATAAAAATGAACCAGTCAGACTTATCCTTAAATCTTCTAATCTTGCTTTTGGCTATTTTTCTAACTGGCAAGACAATAGAATTAGAACTATCAATAGACTTGTATCTCCAACCGACCTTAATCGGCTCTATCAGGAGATGGATTGTTTTGTCTTTCCTTCCAAGGCTGAAGGAGTGGGCCAGCCTCCCCGCGAAGCAATGGCAACCGGACTTCCGGTTATCCTTACTAACTGGTCTGGACTTGAGGAGTTATGTAAAGTTGAGATTAGTTTTCCTTTACAAGTTAAAAAACTTGTTAAGGGAGCCAATCCCCAAGTCATTGAGCAACCGGGAAATTGGGCAGAAATAGATATTGCCGAGCTTATGTACTGGATGAGATATGTCTATGAACATCAGGATGAAGCGAAAGAAAAGGGGAAAAAGGCTGCGGATTTCATCAGGCAGGAATTCTCTTGGGAGAAATGCGCCTGCCGATTAGCCACTTTTGTTTCTTTATTATGAAACTTTTAGTTACCGGCGGAAATGGACTTTTGGGAACTGAACTTAAAAAGATTCTTTCTCCTGCTGTTATCTTTACCGATAGGGATGATGCCGATATAACCGATTTTCACCAGGTTGACAGAATGATGAAGTTTTATCAGCCTGATGCGGTTTTGCACTTGGCAGCTTATACTTCTGTTAATTCTGCCCAGAATAATAAAAATCTCTGTTATGAAGTGAATGTTATCGGTACCAGGAATGTGGCTATCCTTTCAAAACACTTAATCTATATGTCCACCGAATATATCTTTGACGGGGAAAAAGGGAATTATACGGAAGATGACTATCCCAATCCTCTTAACTTTTATTCTCTGACAAAACTTCTCGGTGAATATGAAGCAGTTCAGGCAGAAAAATGCACCATTATCCGGACTCTTTTTAAGCCCAGGCCATATAAACATCCGCAATGTCCTGTGGATATGTGGACATCCGGAGGATATGTGGATGAGATAGCCGGAGAAATTAAAGAAGCGTTATTGCGTATTGACAAACTGCCTGGGATTTTACATATTGGAATAGAGAGGATAAATCTTTTTGAATTGGCAAAGCAGACAAGACCGGATGTTTTGCCGATTGAGAGAAAAGATTTATCAGTCAGGCTTCCAAAAGATACCAGTCTTAACACTAAAATTTGGGAATCTATAAAACATGATACCAGTCCTGTGTCCAACTATATCTGAAAAAACAAAGCAGGAAATGATGAAAGTCCTAGATTCCGGTTGGTGGGGATACGGCCTGAAAACCATAGAATTTGAGAAAAGATTTGCCGATTATGTCGGAGCTAAATTTGCTATAGGCGCAAACTCCGGGACTGCTGCTTTAGACCTTTGCCTCAAAGCCTACAATATCAAAGGCGGTGAACTTATAACTACCCCCATGACTTTTGTTTCCGATGCGATTGTCGGTGAATTTAACGGCATGGATGTAACTTTTGCCGATATAGATGAAGATACTCTTTGCATTGACCCGCAGGCAGTTGAGGTTAGTGAAAATACTAAAGCGATAATCGCGGTTGATTCGCATGGTAGGATTGCTGATATAGACAGCTTGCGGGCGAAATTCAAAGGATTGATTATTGAAGACGCTGCCCATGCGATGCTGACTCCCGGTGCCGGTAAAAAAGGAGATATAACTATCTGGTCATTTCAGGCAGTTAAAACCTTGCCAACTGGTGATGGCGGAATGGTAACAACCAATGACGAGAAAGTTTATAAACGCCTCCGGACTCTTACCTGGCTCGGAGTAGAAAAGCATACTTATGAAAGAGCGGAAGGCAAAAGATATACCTGGGATTATGACATTACCCAGGCAGACGGTATAAAGGCTTACATGAATGATTTAACGGCTGTTATCGGTTTAGGACAACTTGATAGGCTTGAGGAGATGACAGCCAAAAGAAGGGCAATACAGTGCGTCTATAACGATAATTTTAAGGATATTGATTTAATCAAAATTCCTCTTTTCTCCCACACAGTTCAGTATTACACCATGAAGTGTGAAAAGAGAGATGAACTCTCTGATTTCCTTGCCTCAAAAGAGATTGCCACTTCAGTCCATTTTAAGCCTCTATCGGAGATGACTTACTGGAAAAAGGCGGTAAAAAGACCATTGCCTGTAACTGATAGAGTCTGGAAAGAACTTCTTACCCTTCCCTGCCATGATGCTCTGACCTGGACTCAAGTGGAATATATCATTTCTATGGTCAGGGAATTTTATCTTTCCTACAATAAATGAAAATACTCATCTACTACCGGCATTTCCCTGTAGCAATGGGAAAATTCTTCCATTGGGCTTTGCTGGATTTAGGCCACGAAGTTTTTTCAGTCGGTTGCTATTCCGGCCCGACAATTCCCTGGGGAGATTTCAAGTATCCGGCTTATGATTTTCCGCCTGATTATGTTACTCCTGATATAGATTTTTCTCTGAAAGCTGTTTTGAGAAATATAGATTTCAAGCCTGATTTAATTATTCAGGCTTCTGATAATACTTTCCTTTACGGAGAAGCTCCCTGCCGGAATATCGTTATCGGTACAGACCCTCATGTTGTGGATTACAAGCGGTTCCTGCAATACGCGGATGATTATTATTCCATGCAAAAGTTCTATCTGGAAGGTTATCCTTTTGGCAGATGGCTTCCTTACGGTTATTATCCGCCTATCCATAATTTCCAGGAGAGGGAAATAATCTATGATGTGGTTTTTTCCGGACTTCAATATGAGCATCGGAAAGAAGTTTTGGAAGAAGTTAAAAAAAGAGGTTTCAGAGTTCTGAATGTCCTTGGGTTAATTTATGAGGAATATAATAAGGCGTATAATCAGGGACTTATCGCTTTTAACTACTCTTCCAGGAGTGATTTACCGGCAAGATTTTGGGAAGGATTGGCAATGAAAAGATGTGTCGTTACTAACAGGGTTCCTGATTTGAAGGAATTTGATATAAAAGAAGGCGAACATTATGTGGGTTTTGAAGGTAAAGATGAAGCTGTAGAAAAGTTGGTTTATTATTCCACTCATCCGGAAGAAGCCAAAAAGATAGCGGAAAAAGGGTATAATTGGGTTAAACCGCATACTTATCACAAGCGATGTAAAATATTCTTATGAGAGATTATAGATATATTGATGCTTATTTGGATGAGCTGCAAAACGATATTTATGCTCAACCTGTTGACCAACAACATAAAAACCAGACGAAGGAGATATTCTATAAATGGATTGCTCACTATGCACAGATCAGACATATCAAAAATGCTTTAGATGTAGGTTGCGGACAGGGTACAGCTTTTGAATTCTTCAAAGAATTTAACATTGAATATACCGGGATTACTCTGGGGGAAGATTATATTTACTGTAAAAACACTCTTCAGGAGAATGTAAAAGATTGGGATATGCACATTCTCAATTTTCCGGATGCTTCTTTTGACCTTATCTTCGCCCGTCATGTTCTGGAACATTCACCAATGCCTCTTTTAGCTTTAATGGAATGGTATAGAGTAAGTAGACAATATCTGATAGTGGTAACTCCTCATTGCGACAATGTAATACAAGGTGGTAAAAATCATTATTATATGCTTAATCCTATTCAATGGAAAGTTCTTTTTGAGCGTTCCAAGTGGCAGGTTATCAAAGAAGATTATACCGACCCGTCAGAATTCAGGTTTATGCTGACTAAACTATGAAAATTATAGTCGGAGTCATTACTTTGAATGAGGAAAAGAATATCGGTCTGTTCTGTGAACGGCATGATTTTGCCGACAGGATAATTGTTTCAGACGGCGGTTCTACGGATAATACTCTTGAGATAGTCAAAAAGTATCCTCATACTGAATCTTACTTTTTTCCGGAACAAAGAATAATTCCCCATGACCCTGTGGGATTTATCAATCCGGAAGGAGGACATCTGAATTCTCTCCTGGAAATTATCTATCAACAAAAGCCTGACTGGATAATACTTTCCGATGCAGACCAATTTCCCAATAAGCCTCTTCAAAGAGATATTCGCACCATTATGGAGAATACCGGCGCACCAGCCATTTTCACTTACCGGCTGAATCTTTGGGGAAAAGATATGTATTTTCCTAAAATGATGCCTCTTGACTGGACAGTAATGTGGGCTTTCAAGGGTACGGAAAAGATTTGGTTTGAGGATAAAGAGATTCATCCTAAGATTTTCGGTATTCCCCAGGCAAACATGACTCTTGGTTTACCTTATAGTTTAGTTCATAATATGTTTTCGGATGAGGAAACAGTTGAGCGTAAGTTAAAACATTATGAGGCATGGGGTTATCCGCAGGTGCATCCTCTTCATTGGGAATATGCACCTCCGGAGAAACTTCCTGAATGGGCGCAAGTATGGTAAGCATCATTCTGCCTGTCTGGAATCATTACAGTGATTTGACAGAATCTTTCATCAATAATCTCTTTGCTAATACGGAAGAAGAGTTTGAGCTTATTGTGGTTGATAACGGCTCAACTGATGAAACACGCCTTAAATTAAGAAACTTTAAGGGTATTAAATATATCCGGTCAGAGAAGAATCTTGGTTTTAGCGGAGGCAACAATCTGGGATATAAGCACGCTAAGGGAGAATATATCTGTTTTATCTCAAATGATGTGATTATCAGCAGTAAAGATTGGCTGAAAAGACTGGTGGAAGAATCTGACAGTTGTTTGACCGGCCCGATGCTGGTTGATTTTAACGAATACACTTCTTTCCGTTACCGGACTACTCCCTATATCACCGGCTTTTGTGTTTTTGGTTCCCGTATTCTGTTTGAGAAAGTTAAACAGAACGATATGATTTGGGATGAGAATTTCGGCAAGGCATATTTTGAGGATGTGGATTTATCAGTAAAAGCAGTTAAAGCTGGTTTCAAGATTAAAGAGATAAAAGGATTAGGTTTAACCCATCTTATTTCCAAAAGCAGCGACCAGATAAACATCCAGGAGCAATTTCAATATACGAGGAAAGTTTGGTGGAATAAAATGTATCAGTTTGAGAGAGGAGACAAACTGCGGATTGTCTTTTACTGTCCAGGTAATTATCAATTCAGTGATGGGGACTTTGAAGGTAAAGGAGTTGGCGGAGCAGAGGCTTCTCTCATTCTTCTTTGCCGGGAATTAGTTAAATTGGGATATATAGTTGATATTTATAATAACAATAATATACAAGGTAATTATCATGGGGTGAATTATAATCATATATCTAATTATCATCCTGATGAATATGCAGATATATTTATTTTATTCCGTTCTTCTTATGAGTATCTCCAATTTGTTAATAGCCCATTGAAGATATTTTGGTCATGCGACCAATATACCAGTAATGATTGGGGAATTGCTATTATCCCATATATCCATAAGGTAATTGCTATTTCTGATTATCATAAAGATTATTTATTAAAGCATTATTCATTCAGAAAGGAAGATATTTATGTATTGGATTTGGGAGTTAATAAAGAGGATTACTTAAATTCGTTGCCTAAACAGAAAGGTAAATTGATATATTGCTCTGTGCCAAGAAGAGGTTTAGTTTATCTTAAAGATATATTTCCGAAGATAAGAGAACAAGTACCCTATGCGGAATTGTATATTACTTCAGATTATCGGCTTTGGGGAGCAGAGGCTTTATCTGAAGAATTTACTGCTGTTTTCGGCACTATGGAAGAGGTACACTATTTAGGGAAGATTCCGCGAAGTGAGTTGATTTATCACCAGCTTACTTCCGAACTTATGATTTATCCCTGCGATTACGATGAGAATTTTTGTATTTCCGCGATGGAATGTATTTCAGCCGGTACTCCCCCGATTACCACGCTAATCGGAGCTTTGGAAACAACTGTTAGTAATACCGGAGTATTGATAAAAGGTCTGCCGAAGGAACTTAGGTATCAGGAACAGTTTATCAGTGAAACGGTAAGACTGCTAAAGGATGATAATGCCCGAAATATATTGTCAGGACAGTGTAAAAAGAGAGGGATTACCTATTATTGGGAAAATTTAACCAAAGAGAAATGGTTGCCGTTATTTGATATACTTTTTAAGGAGGCTAAACTTATGTATAAATCTAATTATTGTACTGTCTGTAAAGAGAAATTCCCCAATGCTTTTGAGTTTTTTAAGCATAGAAACCAACAACACTTTGAGAAAGAGAAATATAAGGATGCGATTCCTGCGCCAAAAGGTGTAGTTACCGGTGGAGTACCGCAATTATTTACCCTGATTAAGACTAGAATGGATGTGGATGTTTCAATCGGTAGTAAATTCTGGAAGGGAAAAGAGCTCCTGGTACCGCAGGAATACGCATCAGAAGTGGTAAGATTGATAAATGAATTTGCTAAACAAGCAGGTCTTGAATCAATAATTGAAAGTGCACAGCTTCGCCATGTCGTATAGACAAAATTAAATTAGTTGTTCTATTATAGAGGAAAGGAGGTGAAAAAGATGAATAAAATCTTATCCCAATTCTTCAAAGAATTTCCCTTTAAGGATAGAATGGTAATTGATGCAAATTGCCATATCGTTTTAAGAGGCTCTGATGGAAGGATTAAAGAGGAAAGAACAATTCATAATACTGTAACTACAGCAGGAAAGAACGGAGCAGCAGACCAGGCTCTTGCTTCTCCAACATTAAATAAACCTACACACATGGCTGTTGGTACCGGTTCACCTTCAGCAACTGCACTTGGAACTGAACTTGATAGAAATGCTTTAACTTCAAAAACCAGGTCTAACGCAATCATCACAATGGTAGGTGATTGGGCAGCCGGGGATGGAACGGGAGCCTTGACGGAAGCCGGTATTTTTGATGCGGCGACAGCCGGCAATATGTGGACTTCTGCTTCTTTCTCTGTAATTAACAAAGGTGCTAACGATACATTGCAGATAACTTGGACATTAACTTACGCATAAAAGATAGACTATGGCTTTTGATATTCATAAGAATTTTGCATATTCTTTGGTGGCAACGGCTCCTTCGCCTGCGGATACCGGATTATCCTTAATCGTAACTGCAGGAGACGGGAGCAAGTTTCCTACTCCTCCGTTTAACGCCGTAGTTTGTCCAGGCACACAGCAACCTTCAACCGCTAATGCGGAGATAGTAAGAGTAACCAATATCTCTACCGATACTTTCACTATTACCAGAAATCAGGAGTCCTCAAACAATAGAAGTATCCAGGTAGGAGACCAGATCGTTGCCGCAATTACTAATAAATTCTTTACCGATATTGAGCAATATCTTGACCAGGGAGTAAAGACGACAAGCGAACCCATTTTTGTCAGCGTTACTGCCCCGACTCTATATGGCGGTACTGCTTCAGGCGGAAATTTAACTATTCATTCCACCTCCCACGCCACCAAAGGCAATATTCTTCTTAACTCATCAGGCGGGAATGTGGGAATAGGAATAGCAACTCCAGTTTCAAAATTGGAAGTATTAGGAGATGGAGCATGGCCTTTAATAGTTTCAAGAATTTCTACTGATACTCTAAAGACAAACACAGCCGCAGGAAATCTTTTGTTCTTAGGATCAAATGAAGTTCAAGCGAGCAACCCCTTTGGTTTGGCAATACGACTATACGGAGGAGCGGCGATAGGAAACAGAAGAATTGATATACAAACAATGGATTTAGCTCTTGCGGTTGGAGGAAACCTAGTCTTTCAAATTGACGCTGGTAATCTTGGAATTAGGACGATTTCATTTGGCACTAACGCTGATGGTGTATTGGGAATAGGTAATGGTACGGCTCCTACAACCTCTCCGGCAGATACAGTTCAACTATGGAGTGCTGATTTATTAGGCACGGCTGGAAAAGCGGGATTGCATTTGAGAACGGAAGATGAAGTAATACATTCTTTAGGATCAGACATAGTTGTCGGGGCGACAAGTCTAACTGGTTACAATCCTACTGCCGCAGGAGTCAGATTTTTGTCAATAGTTAGACCAACCGCTACTTCTGGAGACAGGGCAACTTTGACAATGGTCGGTCACAGCGCTGGAGATGTAATGATAAGCAATATAGTAGTTTATAACTCCGCTAATACTGATAGTGATAAAAGAATGTTTCAGATAGAGGCTTATCGGGATGGGGTAAATAATACTTCTAAAATATGGATCGCTTCAAAAAGTGCAGGAACTCTCTATAGCAGTATCCAATTATCAGGTGCCGGTGATGTTAGTTTAGGTGGCGATGCTTATACTGGTACTCAGAAAGTTTTTATCCGTTCGGGAGGATTGGGAATTGGAACAGCTACTTTTGGCACTAGCGCTACAAACACTTTAGCCCTTCTAAATGGAACTGCGCCTTCTACTTCGCCAGCAGATACAGTTCAACTGTATTCAAGCGATAATAGTGCGGGTAATACAATCCCCTCTTTTTTTTGCGAAGGAACAGGAGTTCTTGCGACAGGACAAGCTGATAGCGCTTCTTCAGTAAGAGTTAAAATGCGGATAAATGGTACTGAAGTTACTTTATTGGCAATTTAGAAGAGACAGTCGCTATTTATGAATTTTAACAGAATGGGGGTGATAATTAGTGAAAGTAAAAGAAATTGTACTTAAAAAAGTCAAAAGAATTAACCCTTTAACCCATGAGGTTATAAAGAATCCAGACGGTACAGAAGCCTATTTAAGCTATCGGGAGCAACTTTGGTCTATTCTTCATGGAGTAGGTAGACAAGAAGGGATTACAACGGCTGAACTTATGCAGAGAGCGCAAATCCAATTCTTACTTCAAGATGCTAAAGATGAAGAAACTCTATATTTTACTCCTGAACAATTTGCTACTCTGGATAGAGTGTTAGATGAAACAAGATGGGTAATTGTTGATTCTTTGACCGCTAATTTCATCAAAGATATAAAAGAAGCAAAAGAGGTAGAAGTTGAGCCGAAAAAGTAAAGTTCTATGTTGGGAGCAAATTATTTAGGCAAGCCCTATCTTGGACAGATATATGGGATGGTATTTACAAAACTTGCAAGTGATACTATAACCCTATCTGATTCTACTGCAAAAAGCGTAACACATCCTTTATCCGATACTATCACCCTTTCTGATTCCCCTTCAAAAGCAGTTACTAAGCCATTTGCAGACACTATTACTCTTTCCGATTCTTTTTCCAGGGTGATGACTTGGTTAAGAAGTTTTGCCGATACTATTACTTTATCTGACTCTCCTATAAAGGGAATTGGGAAAGTATTATCTGATACTATTACTCTTTCTGACAGTATAATCGGTAAAGCAATCGGTAAAGTTTTAAGCGATATTATTACTTTAAGCGATACTATTACAAACATCTGGTTTCAGATAGGCAAAAGGATTCCTAAGATTATTTCCGCTTTATCAGTTAAAGCTCCGCAAGGAGGATATAGCCAGGATAGTGCAAAACCAACTATTCGGTAATAATGTCGTATAGACTTTTTTGTAAAAGTTGTTCTATGATATTAAAGTATGGCTCTAATTGTAGAAGGCAGAAATCCTGATGATGGTGTATCAACCTATGACCAGATGGAGTTTCATCGCGCAACTTCAGAAGGCGGTACTTATACTCTTCAAACCACCGCCAGTATAGATACTGCTTCCAGAACTGATCTTTCTCCCGGTTATACTTCCTGGACAGATAATAATGGTGATTCTACTTACTGGTACAAAATCCGGTGGAAGAATTCTTCGTCCGGTGCTGTTTCATCTTTCTCTGATGTTTTCCAGGGTACCACTTCCATTCTTGATTCCAGATTTAGGAGAATGATGCGTGATACCAATTCCGCTAATTACTTTTTTACTGTTGCCGATGTGGAGAATTTCCGTAAAGATGCCATTTTTTCTCTATGGCCTCATACTTGGCAGGAAGCGATTGATGAATCTTTATCAACTAATGGTTCTACCAGAAAGTTTAATTTTCCCACAGGCGTAAACAGAATAAATAAAATGCAATTCTTAGATAGTAATGGGAATGTTTCCGCTACAGTTACCGATTATGAAGTTGCCTCACGACAATTCATCTTTCCTTTTGCTCCGGCATCTGGATACACGATAAGATTATTCTGCGATAAGATGTTCCTTAAAGCTGCTGAAGTTCCAGAGATTTTTGATTCTTATTTACTTGAATACATGATGTGGCAGGCATGGAAGGTTTTGGAAGCGGACAGAAGTAAATATTACCGTTATACTTCCGTTGCTAAACCGGAGGGAGGAAATCTTCCCTCTATTCGCGCCACTATTGAAAGACTGGAATTATCATTAGCAAGAAGATTAAATGCCCTAAGAAGAGTCAGGAAGCCATCTTTTATAGGGTTGCAGTAACATTATTAAGTTTCAAAAAGTGAGGTGATAATATGGCTATCAGAAATATAGCTTCCAGCTTAATTGCTAAAGCACAACCGGAAGCATTACAAAGAAAAACAACTCAAGCAAGAATAGAGAAACCGGAGATTCCCCAAAAGGCAAAGGTTGGTAACATTACCAGAAGTCTTCTTGAAGAACCTCTTGAAAGAAGAGTTCCTGTTGGCAGTGAGAAGGTAGTCTCCGCAACTCCTATTCCTGAAACAGCTTCACAACTTGGCGGAGCAGCAACTCCGGCAATGGGAGCGCAAATAGCTCAACCAAGCATGATAGCTGGTGGAGAACATCCTAGACCGGCAATGGGAGTAGCAGGTGGAGCAGCACCAGGAGCGGGAATCGCCACAGGTGAACAACCTATCGTGGGATTGCCTGAAGGGATGGAGTTTAGAGGAGCAGGCGGACAAAGAATCAGTAAAGTAGGTCAACTTGCCAACGCTTCTGAAGTTGGTTTATTCGGGCCTGAAGGCAGAGTAGAAGCTCCGGAAGTTGGGGAAGCCCAAAGATATGCCCAGCAAGTAATTAGAGGAACACCAGGTGAACAGGTGGCAGCTCCAACCCCTACTCCTACACCAAGAGCAATGAATGTTAATCCTATTGCTATGAGCGCAGGAAGTCGGGTAATCGCAGCACCACCCGGAACTGGTGGTTTTAGAATTCCTAGTTTCACCTATGACCCTGGTTTTTTAAGAACACTTTTAGGAGGTTTAGGAAGTAGAGTTGATGCTTTTTTACGCTCAATGGGTTCTCCAACTCCTGAATTAGGATTAACAGAAAGAGCAGAAAGAGCAGGAGGCCCTACTCAAACAGAAAGGATAGCAGGTATGATGTCAGCACAACCAGCAACTATTCCTAATATTCCCAGGTCAACTTTCCAGCAGCCGCAGTATTCGGCAAGACCTCCTGTTTCACCAGGAAGTCCTGTAAGGTTTGACTTTACACCAGCTAGGTCTGTTGCGCCTTCGGCACAATTGCGGAGTCAGCCGGCAAGACAGGCAGCACCGGCACCAAGACAGAATGCTGTACAACAAGCTGTAAACTTTCTAAAAGGAATATTCGGAAGAAGATGATTACATGGGTGAAATATATAACAGCTTTGATAATAAACCGCTTACTAAAGAAGGAGATATAGGGAAGGGACAGATTTCCATTCCCCATGTAGCTCCTCCCTTCTTTTTGGAGATGCAGCTTATAAAACTGCATAACCATGAAGGAGCAAACAGCGTACAGTTAAAAAGTAAAGCTACGCCGGAAGTTATCAAAGGCTATCGGCCAAGCCAAAGAGAAGAACATGGTACGGCAACTTGGACAGGGGGAGCAGCTTCAAGCGGTTCAGTAGTCATAACCTTTGGAACCGCCTTTGCTTCGGCTCCGACAGTCTTGACGATTCCGGCGGATGGAGATGTTAATATACAAACGGCAGTAGGAAGTATTACGGCAACCGGTTTTACTCTATACTGGAAAGATGATACTGGAGCCACCCATACTTCCGAAACCCTTAATTGGTTAGCGTTAGGAGTATGATAAGATGGCAGCACTTGATTCAAAATATCATATCAAGATAGGTAATTATGGTTTTCTTCTTGCCCGTGATGCAAGGATTGAACGGCATATCTACGGCAGGGAAGAGGCTCCCCATTTTGTCAATAAGTTTTCTTCCGGGAACCCCAATTATAGAGACTCTACCTTTTTCCCTCATTTTGTCCAGAATAACTTTCTTAACGGATTTAACCAGGAAATCTTTGATGATGGCGCAAAATTCTATCGTTCTTCCGGAATTGATACTACGGAACAACAGAAACTTACTTTGCAGAAGAGATTTTTCTCTGCCGGTCAGACAGCAGCAAGTGTCAATGTTTTATGCCAAGAGGCATGGCGAGCTTCCGCCGCCGCAGCTTTTGGTGATGGTTCAGATGGAGCATTGACTATTTCCGCCGATACTACCGATGCTCCGATTGATGCTTCTTGTTCGGGGACTGCTGGTTCAACCACACTTTCTGCAACAAACGCTTCTTTTGCTGCCGGCCAGCATATCCTTATTATCCAGATGAGAGGAACCAGCGCCGGTACCTGGCAAAAGACTAAAATAGCTGCCTATACTGCTGGTACGATTACTACAGAAGATGCTCTTAGTATCTCATATAACTCCACCGGAGCTAATAAAGCGCAAGTAATTGTAATGAAAAGATATACCAATGTAACGGTGGACGCTACAAAAACATGGACAGCAAAGGCTTGGGATGGGAGCGTCGGAGGAGTTTTGACTTTCCTTGCCAATGGAACTGTAGCTGTAAACGGTACGATAACTGCATCAGGAAAAGGTTTCTTAGGTTCAACCCAATCAGCAGGAGATTTTTCTACAGCCGGACAGGGAGAAGGAACAGGCGGAGATAGAAACACCCAATCTACGGCAGCTAATGGCAATGGTGGAGGTGGAGCGCAGGGAAATTCAGGTAGTGCTAAACCAGGAGGGGGAGGAGGAGGAAATGGGGTTGCCGGTTCTAATGGAGGTTCAGGTGATTCTACGCCCGGTACAGGAGGTTCTACTGCCGGTAACGCAGCCTTAACCCAGATGTGTATGGGGGGAGGAGGAGGAGGAGGATATAATGACGGTTCAGGCGGAACAAGAGCTTTAGGTAATCCAGGTGGAGGAATTATCTTCTTCTATGGAAAAACAGTAACAATGGGCGGTTCAGCGTCAATCCAGGCAAACGGAGATTCTACCGCGGGTTCAGGAGGAGTAAATGTTTCAGGCGGTGGAGGCGGAGCAGGTGGTTCAGTTTTAATCAAATGTCAGACAGCTACTCTTGGTACCACTTTAGTTACAGCCACAGCCGGAACAGCAAGAGTCGGAGTAGGAAGCGGAGCAAGTGGAGGTAATGGTGGAGCGGGAAGAATCCATACCGACTATTATACTTCCGTATCCGGTACCACTAATCCCACTTTAGATTCTACCCAAGATGGTACCTTAGCCGATACGCCAGCCGGTTCTTCTTTCACTCATTTAGTCGGCACATCAGGCGGCAAGATATATTCCTGGGATGGAGCTTCAACCTATACTGAACTTTTTGACGCAAGAAGAATGACTTGGTATGACAGTGGGGATGACGCGGATAGCGCGGTAGGAAATGTAGCGGCAACTGAAGAGAAGAGAGCGCAATCATTTCAAATAGGCACCACAGTCAAGATAAAAAGTATCCAGGTGTATATGCGAAGGGGAACGGCTGTAGGGAATATTACGGCCAGAATTGAAACTAACTCCGGTTCTCTTCCTACTGGTACTTTAGTTGATACCAATGCCACAGCCACAGTTACCAATGCTAATGTGGGAACCTCAAATGGCTGGATTGAATTTACTTTCTCTACCGCCTTTAACCTTACTGCTTCAACTACTTATTGGTTAGTGTTACAAAGCGCAGCTTTTGGCAGTGAAACAGGCGCATTTCAGGTAAGGGTAGATGGTTCTTCTCCAACCTATACTAATGGCAATCTTGCTACTAAATCAGGAGCGGGAGCATGGAGCGCAGATGCCACAAAGGATATGTTGTTTAGGGTAAACGGCAATGCGACTGCGGTTAATTGCGCCATTATCTCTTCCCTTTCTGGCTCTAACAAAGCCTATTTTGGCATCGGGGATTTCACTTCAACCGATAATGGTGATGGAAGAATTATCAGTTATGACGGAACTACCTTTGCCATTAACAAAGTCTTCACTTCTGAAACCTGCGTGCTTTGCCTGTATGAATTCGGTACTACTCCAAAAATGTATGTTGGCACCGGCGCATCAGCAAAAATCTATGTTTCTACTGACATGACGACTTATACTGTTTCAAAGGATATAAATGTTCCGCGCAATCCCGGTTTCGTCTTTGCGATGGTGGAATATAATAATAAGCTATTTGCCGGTGGAGGTTATCCGGAATCTATCACTAATAATAACTCTCAATTCTACGGCTTCCTCTATTCCTATGACGAATATTCCTGGCTCAATGTCTTTCCTTTTGAGCATACGGTCATTAAATCTTTGGAAGTTTATGATACTTTGCTTTTTATCGGGACTATCAAAAAACGGTTATATGTCTATAACACAGCCACTATAGATAAACTCTTTGAATTCCCCTGGGATGTACAGATTATAGATATGATTAAGTGGGATGATAAACTGGCATTGGCTATTGTGCCTACCCCCGGAAGCGCATCAACCGGCAATGAAGGAATTTATCTCTTTGACAGAAATGGACTCCATAATGCTTTTGCCGCCACCTCAAGAGTCTGGTATTCGGTCTTTGTCTTTAATAATAATTTGATGGGTGGCAACGATAATGGTGAGGTTTATCAGACTAATGCTTCAACCTATCAGGCTTCGGCAACTTTACAGACTTCCTATGATGAAGCTAATCTTCCTTCTATTGATAAAGTCAGACGTGCGCTAACTCTCATTTATGAAGCTCTGCCCGCCGGGTGTTCCATACAGGTGGAATATAAGACGGATGAGTCTGACTCTTCATGGACTAATCTTGGTACGGCTTCAACTCTTAATTCAACTTCAGCAACCTTTAACTTTGGTGATGGAATTTACACCAAGAAAGTTAGTTTTCGCGTAACATTGGCTACATCTAATAATGCCAATACTCCTACCTTGAAGAAGATAATCCATAAGTATGTACTCTTCCCGGACTTCAAATATCTCTGGAAGATGAAGTTGGTCTGTGCGGATAATATCATGTGGCTGGATGATACAGAACCAATTACTACCACTACCGCCCAGATAGTATCGGGAGCAACTACCATTCCGGTTGTTTCAACTGCCGGATTTCCCACAGCCGGTAAAGCCCGGGCCGGAACGGATGTCTTTGATTATACCGGTAAAACCGCCACTACTTTTACCGGAGTTACTAATATCACCACCACTGTTGCCAGTGGCTCTACAGTTAAGATAACCGGAGCAGACCTGCATGCTCTTCTTCTTTCTCTTAAACAAGCAAAGCAATTCTATACTTTTACGGATATTGACGGACTTACCTATACTGTGTTATTCCATAATTACCAAGCAGATAATTGGAGCGTTAATATGGATGATGGACTTGAAAATGAGGTACCAATTACACTTCTTGAAGCATGACCTATAGTTATTATGTTTATTAAAGGTATACCTAAAACTGAAGAATGGAAAAAGAAAGTTTTTACTCCCGAATATGCTGTAAAAATGAGTTTAATAATGAAAGGCAAACAAAATTCTTTAGGGTATAAACAACCTTTAGAAGTTATTGAAAAAAGAGTTAGTCAATTTCGTGGGGAAAATCATTGGGGATTTAATGGACAAGATTGGCGTTATTGGAAAAAACAAGCTCTATTAAGAGATAATTATACTTGTCAATCTTGTGGATTAAAGGAGTCTGAAATAATGGAAGTAGATCATATCCTTTCTAAAAGTTTATATCCTGGTCTTAAATTTGCATTAGAAAATCTAATTACTTTATGTCCTAATTGTCATAGAAGAAAAACAATTCGGGATATTAAAAATAGGGTTATTAAATTCAAACCTAAAAAGATAACTTTATTGGAGGCATAATGAGAGAAAATAATTGGTGGACAAACAATATCATTCCAATAACTCTTACCCTTATCACGTGGGCTGTTTCTTTTGGTATTCTTTCCACTAAAGTAGATTTAATGATTAAGAACCAAGATGAATTAAGAGTTGAATTCAAAGAGTGGAGAAGACAGTACGAGGAAAGATTGGGTAAAGCTGAAATCAGTGTTGCGGTTTTGCAGAATAAAATAAAATGATAAACATTTTTTCCCTTACTCAAAAATGAAAGTTTGTTTACAGTCAGGCCATGAGAATATTCAAAGTAATTGTTGGCCCCAATTAAGGGGTTCAACCGGTGCGCCTGGGGAAAAAGATTTCAATGTCAGAACAAGGAACCGCTTATCCGAAATCCTCATTTCCAAAGGCATACAGGTTCAATTAGTTGATGCCAACTTTAATTGCCAATCTCCCTGGCAACAGGACTATAGTCTGTATCTTGCTATCCATGCCGATGCTAATGTTTATGGAAAAGGCGGAGGGTTTGTGGATTATCCCGCACCCGATTTAGATGCGGTCAATGAAGAATCAAAAAGAATAAAAGAAGCGATTGAGAGTGTATATTTTGCAGAAACGGGAATTGAGAATCATCCGGAAAGAAGCAACGCCAATACTAAAAGATATTATATGTGGCAGGTTCTTTCCCCCAAAACTCCCTGTGTGATTATAGAATGTGGAGTTATCCAGGATGCCCATGATTCAGTTATCCTTAATGACCCCAATATTGTAGCTATTGCCATAGCCAGAGGAATTTGTAAAGCATTAAATGTTCCTTACGATTCACTTACCTGTGAACAAAAACTGCAGAAAATCAGGGAAATTATAAAAGGCAAGGGATGGAGTTGGCAGAAGATAAGGAATATATCGTCTTTAATAAATTGATGCCATTGTAGGGCATTATAGTGAGTCAGAGAGGCTGATTGGGGGTGATAAATGAGTATGCAATTAACTGAAGTAACCGCCGTACCGGTCATTATCGGACTAGTACAGTTGGCTAAGGAAGCCGGATTTCCCAATAGATTCCTTCCGCTCCTTGATTTAGTCTTAGGAATACTTGCGGGAGTAGTTATCTATGGAACTAATTGGCAAGTGTCCATTGCTAACGGAGTCATCCTTGGATTGGCAGCAGCCGGATTGTACCGGTCAGGCAAAGTTGTTGTCAGAGGAGAGTAATTGCCTAAACTGTATAGTATTTGAATATAGAGTTTCAGTACAAATGGTGAAAGCATTTCCAAAAAGTGAGATTAGACAATGGCATGAGAAACGGATAGAATATTTGAAAGGAGTGATTTATGGATATTCCAAAAACGGATAGTTATATGCCGGACATGAGGCAGCAGACTTTGAAAGCGATGGAGAAACAACACAAGGTAACTCATAAAACGATGAAGACGATACCTCAACCAATGGGTATGGGGACAAAAGGCAGAACTATTATTCATAAAGAGGGGAGGTGATATTATGGCACGCTCAACTGGTGATGCGATGGGAACGGTTGGAGAAGTAGGTCAAGCTCCCACTGGTTCTCAAGCAAGAAGTGAAACTCATCACATTCATGGTGGCGGAAATACAACTATGCCGGGTGATAGACATGACGGCGGACAAATGATGAGAGATAACGCGTTATCAAAAGAATTAGAAAAGAAAGGTGGTGAATCTTAATGAATACAGCAGAAGATATGGGGCCAGTGATGCCCGAACCAAAATCAAATCCTACGGGAGACATGATGTCTAAAATGGACGACATGATGGCGATGATGCAACAGATGATGCAGATGATACAAAGCATGATGGGAGGTGGTCAAAGTGCCGGTGCTTAGAAGTCTGATAACCAATCTTAAAAAGCAATACGGAGAAGCTAAAGGGAAACAAGTTTATTACGCTATGGAAAATAAGGCAGGAGGCAATCAAAAAGGATTGCGTTCCGGGTTACGGCGTGGTATCTTTAGAAGATAAACTATGCCTTTCTTAAAAGAAGAAATTGAAAAAGTAATGCAAGAAGCGGAGGCAAAAGGACGAAGTTCTAAGTCCCCTTCAAACATCAATTCTACGGAAATATCTGTGCCTTTCTCACCACAAAAAAGCTATTCTTTTTTTGATAAGCTCCTTTGCCTTATAGGGACATGGAATTACTTTTTCTGGACAGGAATTGCGGTAGCCAGAGGCAAATGCAAGCCAAAAGATTATTGGCAGTTTAGTGAAAATATAGACAGGGGGAAAGTTAAGGCTAAAATAAAAGAGGTTTACAAACCTCCTTCAAAGAATACATTTAAGGTGAAAGATTTAGCACCGGCTCCTCAAATTGACCTTCTTAAACATTAAGTCTGAATATATCCCTGTATCCCGGTCTTGAAGTTCTATATGCCTTTAAGATTTTATCGCGGTGCCGATAGTAATATCTCATTTTGGATTTATATTGTGCGCTCCTTCCTTCCTTAATCCATCTCTCTTCCAATTCGGCAAGGTTTATCGGGCCGGTAATCGGCTTGCCGTAAGTCATATTTACCTCCTTTCTATAGTCAGTAAGAGATACCTGCCATAGTTATACCATAATCCATTAACCTTATATTTCTCCCCAAGCTCCCTTCTCCAATCCCTGTCCCTTTTAACCGCACAGACAATTTCTCTGCATCTTTTAAGAGCCATATCAAGCCACCGGTATAAGTCCTTCTGCTTTTTGAATTTATTAAGAAGGCCGGTAAAAGCGGTTACACGGGCAGGAGGAATGTAAGAGTAATAATCAGTTCTTTTGAGGCTATAGAATCCTGCCTGAACAAAAGCATCTCTTTTAGCCTGTCTAAGTTCAGCGTCATTGTCTGCAATAAAGGTAATCGGATATGTCCATTGCGATAACTCAATTGCCATCGGTACACTTCCATATCCAATAATGTTAATAGGGCAGTCAGACTCTTCGCTGTAGCGGTCAATAATATACCGCCATAGTGGGTTGTGAGTTGACAACGTGTCATGGTAAATCTCATCGGAAATCCATCTATCCTCTCTTTTTGTTCTTGAGAGATAAGGACTTGAGTTTCGCCATCCCCAATTTGGATTTCGCCTTAGCATTTCTCTTTGATAATCTTTCCATCTTGTGCTTACGATGTGCATAGAATTTATCGGTCTTAACCGGAAGATAATAGGTTTCTATTTGGAGATGGTTTTGCTGTTTCAGTTGCATTTTCTCCTCCAAGAACTTCTCACTTGATTTTACCTGGATAAAATGAATCTCCGGATAGAGATCTGCCATTCCAACTTTGCGGGGTTTAACCGCGATTAAATCAATATCAGAATGAGAACCGGCTGTCCGGAAGACAATGTACCCTTCTTTCTCAAACCTATCTTTAAGCAGGTATTCCTTTTTCCTGCCCCTGTTGTAGTTTCTGTTCATGTGCTTTAGCTACCCTCCTTATATGTCGGCAAGGTAAACAGCGTTTAGGCAAAGAGAATTTCATCTTTGCCATAAACTGCTGGTCTTTGACAGAAATAACAAATGATTTACCGCAATCTACGCAATTAGCTTGGATTGGCTGGTATTGGTTGTTGGGCTGGTTCACTTGCAGTTTCTCCTTTCTGTTCTGCTTGAGGTGGTTTTAGAATCGCCACAATCTTCCCTTCGGTAAAAACCTGACCCCAATTAACAAAATATTTATCCTTATCAATAGCTTTACTTGCCTCTACTCTTGCCTGGAATTTGGCTATCTTATCCGCATACATCTGCATTATTTCAGAATATTCAGATTGCTTTTGGGCTAAATAGCCAAGTTCAGCAAGCTCTTCTCTTGATAAGTTATATGTTTTAGTATCATCCTTTTTCAAAGGATTTTTCATAACATCGCATCCTTTCGCGTAAATTTATAACCTCCATCTTTAAGAAGCCTGACCACTTCAGCAAACATGGAGTCAAAATCCAGTTCATGTGCCTCTCTGGTTATTTCCGGAATGTCAGATTCAGAGATGGTTATTTCCTTGCCTGCCCATCTTTTACCGGCAACGGAAACTTCAAGAGTCCGGCCATCGGCTGTTATTAAAACTTCCTCTCTTGGTTTCTTCACTGTAGGTACGCTTGCTACAGGAGTACCTTCAGCAGCTTCCGCAGCAGCTTTTTGGCTTCTAAGTTCTGCCAACCTGGCTCTGCCTGCTGCCATCGCAGCTTTCTGGGATTCGCTTAATGTCCTTTTTGGTTTTTGAGTATCCATAATTATTCACCTCCCTTCAACCTATAAACTCATCCGGAGTTCCCGCTTTAGGAACCCTTGTATCCGGACTGTCAAACTTATCAATCTGGAAATGGTCAGCTTTAATCTGCTTTCTTTGAGCATCCACATTCGGGTTATTAGATGGCTGGTCAATAGGAACCTTCTCTGCCTGCCCTATCCTGTTGAAATCATCCTCAATATCCTGAATAGTTTTATTAGCCATATTATCGCACCTCCTTTATTATCTTCTTTTTGATAACATATTCAAAGAAGTGAATTACCAATAAGAATATACCAATAAGTATTATAGCGCCAATCAATAAGATTAAACCAACCGCATAACCTAAATAAGTGAATATCTCTTTCATTCTACCTCCAATACTTTAATCTGATTTAATGTTTCAGGCTTGCCGGCAATTATAAATAAGGGACAATCTTCTCCAAAGAAGTTCTTTAATGCGTTTGAGATGGCGGAAATATCATAATTATCCGGGAATAAGAGGATATATTTATGCCCTTTTTTCAGTTGGAAGACAGGGAATGGGACAATTTCTATTTGCAGTTTCTTTTTCATGCTCTTTAAGTAGCATATTACCTGATTAGTATGTTTGTCAATAGCTTATTTGAATTCCACTAAATTTAGCCCATTGAGCAATGGCTGTGTCATTTCTGCCGATAGCTTCATAGAATCTAGCCATATAAATACAATCCCCTAAATACTTTTTTATATCTTCAATCCAAATAGTTGCTGGACAGCGTGGCATCTTTGGATTCCTCTCAAAAAACATCTGGATTTTGATTTTGATTTTCTCAAGAACTTCCTGTGGTATTGATACTTGTCCACACGCAGTAACTCTGATATTTAATTCTTTATTTACTTTTTCCTCAATAGGTAATTGAGACATTTTCAAACAGGAAATATTCCATTCCTGATTCTCAAGCAACCATTTCTTTTTATTCAATTCTTCAGCAACGTTATCTTTGATTTCAACGATTGTACGAATAGAGGATAACCGAATTTTATTATTCTTAACTGTGATAAATTCTTCCCGTTTTTCTTTTGGCAAGGCAATGAAATTATCTATTGCCTGCTTTTGAACCTCATCAATCTCAATAAATTCATCCCCGATTAAAGATACACGAAACTTTTTCATATTGATAATGAAACCTTTCTTGCAGGATCGGCGCGTCTAAGCCAATTCCTGAAAAATGCTTTATAATCATGTTTTGTTTCTCCTGTAGAAGAAAGCCAGTCTTTTGCCTTTTCCCATTCTTCGGCAATATTATGATTGGGAAACTTACTTTTTAATTCCTCTAAGAATTCTAGGGTGATATCTGTTGGTGATGGTTTCCCCTTAACAACCCCTTCTATAATATTTATATTACCCTTAATATTATGATTTATAGGGGTATCTGAAGTGTCAGATACCCTATCTATACTGTATCGGTACTGTATCACTTCAGAAGGTACTAGAGCCAACTCTCGTTGGTAGGCTATCTGATTCTTCTCTCCCTTATAAGAGTTGTATTTTTCATAGTTTAGTACCTTTACCCAGTCTTTCCAGAAGTAAAATTTACCATCTTTAGCAAGTCTGGACTTGATATTTACCACTTCGGTGGAGGTAAGCCCGCAACAGAGGGCTAAGACCTTGTCAGACAGTTTATACATCCCGGAGAGGCCGATACCAGGGTTCCATAGGAGGAAGGCAAAGACATACCGTTCTTTTACAGTCAAAGAAAGAATGTAATCATCCTCAAAGAATTCAGTATAGATTATTCTTGTCCGCATTATTTTCTCCTTCTTCTGGTGGGACTTTGATGTAACCAAGACCTTTACAAGCTTTGCAGATTTCTTTTCCCCAATTAACAGTGGTATGTCCTTTACAAACAGGACAAATTAAGGGAATGAATTTGGGTTTAACTTTTTGTGGTTCTACTATTACCATCTTCTTCTCCTTGCTTCTGAATTGCAATCTTATTAAACTCTTATTCCTTATTATTGTCAACTATATCTTTTTATTACACTATGGGAAGTGTGGTATAATATTCTAAACACTACGCCTATTCTGCGAAGTGTGTGAAAGAAGACCGCAAGCCCTATCCCTCAAGATAGGCTTCATCTTCCTTTCATAAGCCAAAGAAGAGGCTCCTGTAAAAAGGAGCCTTTTCTGATTCTATGGATTATTTAGAATAAAGTAGTCTGTTGGGTAGGTTCCCAAATATAGTAGTAAAGAGTGTATTGTCCTCTGCCATACCGGTCATTGAAAGTATTGACACATAATGATTGGTCTTTCCAGACTTTCATAAATCCGTTCTTATGCTCAATATAGATTTTCCCATTGGTGAACTTCTGTCCCGGTACAGCTACCATTTGCTTGCCGGCAAATTCAATTTTAACTTTATATCCCTCAATCAGCTTTTTGATTCTGTAAGTTCCCATAAAAGATAAAGTAAAACAGGAATAAATAAGACAGTATCAAGCCAAAGGATATTGGTGGCTATAATTGGGCCTAAGGTAATGTGGTTATACAGCCAATAGCCTACATAAATAGCCATGAAGATTAGGCTATAGAAATAAAATATTCTTTTCATACTTATAAATTTAATAATTATTTTTCAAACTAACATTAAGCAACTTATTCGGTTTATTAATTCCTGAATAAAAGAAGTTAATAATCGCTCCGAGTTTAGCTCTATCTGTCATTTCAAATCTTATAGGTTTTCGCATAAGTTTTAATCTGTCTGTTTTTTCTGAATACCAAAGGACACCCCAATTTGGACTTTCATGTTCTAAACCCATAAGATATTCTGGACAAAGGATATAACAATAATTAGCAATATATTCTGCACTATGCTCTTTATATTTTTGACTCCTGCTTCGGTAATCATTTCTTGAAACCTTTACTTCAATAGCGGCTGTTTCGTAATCACGGATATTACTTATACCCCATACATCAATAATCCCTCCATTTGTCGGCATCTCTCTTGCTCTTACCCAATACCCCTTATGGAGAAGGTAGTTCTCACCTTTTACTTGTAATTGTTTATGCAGATCGCTTTTCATATTATTTTGTGTTCTTTGATTGAGATAAGGTATCTAATTCCATAACTTTTTTAATTCTTGCAATATCTTTTTGGACTTCCTCATTCCAATTTCCACCTTGAGGAGAATAACAAGCTGACAAAATTTCTAAGGCGTTCCATGCACCTTTTTTATAACTCTTTCTCTCCATTTCTTTTAGCTCACCTTCAAATCTTGTAATATCATAATTACAAGCACAACAATAGCCATCTCTAGTATCATGCGGTATTTTCTTTCTGCCTTTTTTAGCATCAATATAGCCATTATTATATCCTCTCTTAAAAGCTTGAGATTTTGTTTCAATATCTTTTTCTTTTTTGTTAAAAGAATCCTCTAGTAATGGGTTAGATTTTATTGACATGTTCATATTTATCTAATTGGTTGCTTGGAATCCATTCGTAGCAATCTATACATTTGCCATAATCTCCCTTATCATAATGATAGATTGCACAACTTTTTAATCCTATTCTATGTTTATGTTCTTTTACTTTCAATGGGTTAGTTTGTGGTTTCATAATAAATTCTTCGTGAATTCTTTTTTTAACTTTTCCGGTTCTATTATTTTCGCTTCCATTATCCCTTCCAGTTGAAATGAACGCATCAATCCCTTTTTCAAATCCTGTCCGTATAAAGTTAAGATTTTATCCTTTCCCACTTCTTTGATTTCAACCGGCTGTACCAATCTGTCATAGCTTATTTCCTTATCGCGGGAAACATAATCAAAGTGTAGAATCCACCCATTTTGTATTGCTTTATTGATTATATCTGTTTTCATATTCTTGCGGGGCTGGCTTGATGGCTTTTTCAAACCAGCCCCAAGTTAATTTTACTATTCTGCCGGTTTTAATTCGGCATCTGCTAATCCTTTTAGCTCCTTTTTGATAGGCATATAGCCTATGATTTTATTTCTCATTATTCCGTTCTTCTCCGCGTTTTGAATGGTTATTCTTACCTGTTTGCCGATAAAATCATTAAGTTTGAAATTGGTTCCGTCTTCATTGCTTAATTGTTTACCGGTAAAAGCGCAGGCAAGAGAAAATAGGTTGCTCATCCTGCCGGTTTTAGGATTGTGAAACCAGGTTAGAGAAGTCCATCCTCTTAACCTGTGATTTCTAAAAGGCAGCTGCCTTCCTTTGGCATCTTTGAAACTTCCTTCATCCAGGATTGCCCAATCCCATTCCAGCTGCGGTTCGCCGGAAAAAGTATTCTTTCCTTCGTTAATATCAACTAACTGTACCTGGTAAATATCCGGCGGTATAGCAACAGGTGGCGGAGGAGCAACCGGTTTAGTAGTATCTTGCAATGGCATGATTACTTCACCCCCCTTCCAAGACAATTTTTCAAAAGATATTGATTCATGGTAGCTGAATTTATTAAGCCTTTATAAGCATTAAATTCATACCATCTGCCTAAATGCCATACCATGTAAAAGGCGGCAAAAGCTAAAACTCCAATCATAAGTTTATTGATTAAATTTTCCATGAACGTCCTCCTTCAATTCATTTACCAATTTTTTTAACTGTAATGCGAATTCCCTTTGGAATCCGGTAATAAAAGCGTGTCTTAATCTGCCTTTAGTGTCTTCCTCCGTTATATTAAGCGCGTAGAACAATTCATTCAATCCTGCATCTACCGCAAGGGTCATCATTTGAGCTTCAGTCATTTTGTCTCCTTTCTGTTTTTGAGATGCTCTATTTTGTCATCTACTGTTAATCCGTTAATTGATTTCAGCCATCTGAAGATGGTGGGTTTGGATACGCCTAAGTCTTTCTGAATCTCCGCGAGGTTTCTCCCGTTTCTGTATCTTTGTAAAACCCCTTCCGCCTTAATAACGATATAGGGTTTTGGGGTAAATAAACTCATGCGTATGCACCTCCTTTTCCTTCTTCAATTATCCAATCACAATTCTCGCAGACGTAGCCGTAGATAGGATAACCAGTCGGGCCGTCCTGGTCATAATCAACCTCCCAGTCAATTACCTGTTTCCGGTTTCCGAAATTAAACTTTCCGCACTCCGCGCAAAAACCAATCCCTAAATGCTTTTTAATGGGGTATAACAGCTTTTTAAGCATCCGGTCAAAGGTAGTATTCCAATTCTCCTTATCCGAATAGACTGTGTAGCCTAAAAGTTTCATTTCAACCTTGTTTCTAAATGTGTTTGCCATATTGTCTCCTTTCTATAATTATTCGTTATATTCTAAATCGGGATTTACTTCATGTCTTAATTTCCAAGTCAAGTCTTTAATATTTTGCCAAAGTTTCAAAGCCGCTTTATCAAATCCCTCTCTAAATCCTTTACCGTAAATATCTTGAGGATTATGTTCACATTTATATAAATTCTTATAATATGTTTCACACCACTCTGTAGCAATCCAATACATCATAAATAGTTTTTCTAAAGGAGTTACTTCTAAAAGAGTTACTTCTTTATTTGCGATTCTTTTTATATTTTGTAAATGAATTATAAGGTTAGCTTTGTGCTCCTTATGTAGTTCTATTAAATAATTTATTTCATTTAATAAGTCATTTTCTCTTTGGCTTGAAATACCTAATGCTTCAGTAAGAGTCTGATTTTCTGATCCTTTTTTAATTAAGAATCTTTCCCATGCAGACTCTATATCTTTTTCAGTTAAATGAGGAAAATTCTTTTTTATATACGCTTTGAAATCTTTTTTATTTGTTTTCATATTTAATCCTGGAAGTTAATTTGTACTCCGAATTCCCTTCCCAACTTTTTAATAGCTTCATTCCTGAATGTTTGAAGCAAAGAGTCAAATGCTTCATGGGTTTTTTGCATTGAATTCTCCTGACCCTTAAACATAAAGTGAAATGAGAATTCTCCTGTTAATAACCGGCAATCCGGTAAGTCTATAACATTGATTTTATAATTGTCTTTCATAATTTAGAATAATAGCTTTTTAACTTTTCCCTCTTCTACTTTTATATTCACTTCCGGGAAATGTCTTTCTAAAGCATCAGTAATAGTTTTAACTGAATTACCGAATTCTTTTTGATTTTTCGCGGTTAAAGTTAAAACAACCTGATATGAAATTTCGTACCTTTTATTTTTGGATTTCATTTTCTTCTCACCTCCTGTCATAAGCCTTGTAACCACAATACCATAGTCTTTATTCTTTGTCAATACCCAAGTTTCATCCGCCTTTGTTAAACCACTTCCAAAGCTCCAAAGCGTGAAGGAAAACCTTAAAGTCATCATTGAATTCCAGAAAAGAAAACTTCCCGGTATTCTTCAGATGAACAATCGCCATGCTGTCAATTTTCTTTCCTTGCTCTTCCACTGCTTGCTTATACGCGCAAAGCTGCAATCCGTATTCGTTATAGACATTCTTGCTGGTCTTAAAATCCAATATCCAAATCTTATTTCCTATCCTGGCAATCGCGTCAAGCGTCCCGGCGTATTTATATTTCCCGGAATAAACCATTTGTTCTGAAGAAATGATAGAAGCATTGGTAGTTTTCATAAAATTCTCATACGCATTGGCGTAACCTTGTATATTCGCCGGCAGACTTTTCCCTGTTTCCATAGAGGAGATAAAAGAGTGTACCAGACTTCCCCTGTTGGCTGCTGTATCCTTTATCGCCCAAACTTTAGCCAATACCCCGTCTTCGGACAATGAGGGGTCTTCCAGGGCAATACACGCGGCCTGCTTAGCACTCCACCTGATGAGCGCAGGCTTTGCCAATACCTGCAAGACCGTTGTTACAGATATGTATTTATGGCCGTCAATATAGTAGTAGCCGTTCCGTCTTAACGGATAATTATTTTTTACTGGCATAATTCAAGCCAGGATATTATACCAATAAAAAAACTGACTTTATTCTCCAAGTCGGTTGTTTATGTATTCTAAAATGTGAACGATAACCTTACCGATTATATACCACACCAATAAAACCGATACAATCGGCCAAAGTAGATAATCAAGTTCAAGTTTCCGCATAAAATATCACCTCCCCTCATTCAAATCTTATATCCTTACACCTAGCAAGCTGATTAAATATTATTAATTAAGATCAACGAGCTTATATTCTCCGCTTTTGATCTTTGCTTCTGTTTCCTTCCTGGTTTCCTCTAAAAACTGGTTTCTGTATCTTCCAGTAGTTACGCTATAATCCCAATAATTCTTATCTAACTCTGTTATTGTTTCATCTGGCCATACTGTTATTACAACAATAATACTTTTGTAACTCTGGAATATTTCACGCTTGATGAAGTTTCCCATTATTCCTCCTTTTTGCGTGATTATAAACTGATTGGCAACTGGATTGCCCGTTCTTGGGCTTTTCATATTTGCGACTGTTGCTAGTGTTGGATTATTCATATTGATAACCGCCTTTCCAGCTTGCCATGTATAAAGATATAATCCTATCAGTCTACAGAATGTTAGGCCCGAATGAGTAAATGGTTAATAAGCTGGTAATGTTCCTCCAATTTTACAATAGTCATACATGGATAATTCCGGAACAGTTTGGTCGTCAAAACTGATTGACTGACCCTTTTTCATGTAAATACCTGCTAACCTTGTTTTATGCTTTGACTTGTCTTTTTTTGATCTTCTAAAATGATGTACTAATTGATTGTATTCATTGAAGATGTAAAATCCTATCATGTTATTTCCTATTTCC